TTTTCAATCTCTGTTAAGCTATATTTATGGTACTGCATCAACGCAAAATTTAACCTAAAGTAAGACTCTAGGTTCATATGCACCATCCCTACGCGAAAAAAGACGCTAAGCCCTCCAATACTACTTCACTCTTCACTTTGGTCTTAGGATTTGTTACTGAAATGGTATGAGATAACTTAGGCATTGTCTCAAAGAACTTCTCAATTTCTTTAAATTGTCCAGAATTCATGGACTCTAAGAACTCATTAACTTCTTTCTTAGTACAATCTGCAGTTGCCCAAACTTCATCTTCACTATAGATTTTATCAATACAAGATGCAATCAACTGGAATGACTGATCCATTTGATTTGCGTCATTTAAATCAAAATTAGATTTAATAAATTGATCCAATGAAGGATATGCCATTTCCATCATCAAATTCGTATCAAGTTTAATCTTATTAGTATGTTCTTCACTCTTTTCAACCTGTATATCATCCAAATCAATAGTTACGGGAACTTGAGTTTCCTCATCATCAGGACAAATAATATTAACTTCTAATTGCTCACCAACAGATTTACCTCTGATGTTAAGGAATAAGTACTCTATATCAAACGTAGGAAGAGTCTCTACCTTAACTCCTTTTGTAAGAACACAGGCTTTAAGCACTGCTTTAATAGCATTTGTAATCTGCTTGTTATCTTCACTCTCTAAAGCAATTACAAGTACTTTTTCTTCCTTAACTAGAAATGGTCTATATTTAACATTTTTTCCAGTCGATGGCAACACCAACTCATAAGTCGGTGTCGTAATTTTTGGTAAAGGCATAATATCCTAATACAATTCAGTGTACTTTATTTATAGGGGTTAAAATGGATTCACAATCATATCACCACCTCTTCCAGTAAATCTTACACGACCAGTAGTACGTGGAAGTCCCTGACGTTGTAATGCTCTCTGAATTTGTTGCCCAAGAACACCCCTCTGCAACATCTGACCACTTGCAATCCTACCACCACCAGATTGCCCAGAAATAGAATTAAATATCCCCATAAAATTAGGATTTATATTCATACTAGGTCTATTTGCAGGTATCCTCGATGGAACTACAACATATCTTGTATATGTCATCTGAACACTACATTTTAATAGAGATGAAGCATCATAAGTCACTGGCATAGAAGTTATGCTACGAGGAAAACTTCTTACAAATTTATATTCCAACGAAGGAGCATTTCTATTTGGGAGTGACCTAAAAGTACCATCACCAATTCTTCTCTTTGTTTCTATATCTTTTTCAAACTTTACAACTTTCAATCCCTGATCAGCAATGTATTCATCAGGAAACTTAACTCTATAAAAATAATCTTTTGCAAGTGCTTCTTCTTGATCTTCATTAACAATAGCACTAATCCATTCTTCAAAAAATCTAATTGGCCAATAATTATCTGCATCAACATAAAAAGTTAAATCAATGGTTTCATCATATATTCTTCTATAAGCATGTCTTTCTGTAACTCCTGTAAAATCATTATTCATCTCTGTAGTAGCCAAAGATGACCCAGGAAGAACAGCATCAGAGCACATTAAATGAAGTTTATCTTGATTAGGTCCTAAAAATGACCGAAGTTGTGTTCCAAGAGAACTACTAGGTAAACCAATCAAAACATCAAAATGGGAGGTTAAAGATGGTTGTAATAAATTAGATACAACATCCGAAACCGTTTTGGGTTTTGGTGTATGAGTGACAGGCATCTATAAATACTTGTTGACCTTATATATTATGTAGCCAAGATAATGGCAGAAAGTATTAAAAGTCTTTTTAAACCCACTAAACCACGGAAATATAAGGGTGATGTCAATAATATTATCTGTAGGAGTAGTTGGGAAAAGAGATTCTGTAGTTGGTGTGATTTAAATGAAAGTATTATAGAGTGGGGTAGTGAAGAATTTTGGATTCCCTATCGTGCTCCTGATGGTAAAGTCCGTAGATACTTTCCAGACTTTATTATCAAAGTCAAAGAAAGTACAGGTCAAGTGAAAACATATGTAATTGAAGTTAAACCTAAAAAACAAACCAGACCACCCAAACCAAGAAAGAATGTGACCAAATCATACATCTATGAATGTAAAACATATGCAGTTAACCAAGCAAAATGGGAAGCTGCAAATGAATGGTGTAAGGATAGAAAAATTGAATTTAAAATTGTTACCGAACAAGAATTAGGTATCAACCATGGAAGATGAAGATTTTGGTTTAGACGGAGAAGAACAACAGGAGGAGGATAATCGTATCCGCGAATATCTAAGTGACTTGAATAATAGAACTAATGATCAAGAAGAAATGATGCTGGAAATTATGCAGGTTCTTAATCAAACTGTCACTCCAGTGCCTGATGTAGGAAACTTCTATACCTTTGTATACAATGCTAAAACTCCTGGTGAAGAATATGACCAACATCCCCTTATTGCTTGTGTAGAGTTATTTGGATGGGGATTCAGAGGACTTAACTTCCATTGGAGAAGATACAGAAATTATACTTGGAATGAACTAGCAGGACAACTGTATATTGTCCAACGCAATGAACTT